CGATAAGAGTTGAGTATATTATTAGATATACTTCTTGGTCAGGTTTTATTACAAACTTATATTTTGTTGCCCAATATGGAGCAATCTGTGACACAGGTATAGTAACCTCTATTGAGTTTTTACTTGCTGATGATGAGCAAGGGGTATAAATTGCATTATTGGGGCTTACAAGGGCTGTTGATGAACGTAAAAAATCATCCATATAAACAATTCCTATCTCATATCCCCTATTGCTATGTAGGCTTCTTGCATTTCCAAGTTTATTGAATGTAACAAGACTGCTTACTATACTATAATATTCATACGCATAAATTCCGGGATTAGCTGTGTCTTCATATTGCATTGCAACTAATTGCAAGTCAATATAAGAATTTGCAAGGTTTGCTATTATTGCTATAGGTTCATTTGTACCATTAATTCCTGAAGCTCTTGCTTCCCATCCACTAGCTTGAGTTGAAGGTATAGCACAATTAAAATAATCAGTAAGTGTACCTCCATCACAAGAAGTAGGAGTTAAAGGAATTGGACTATATACAGGAAGTATATTTCCAACTGTCCCTACCCATTCTTGAAATTCAATACTTTGAGATAAATCAAATGGAGAAGCATAATTTTGAGCAAGAGTAAATGTTAATGAAATAGGTGTATTTCCTGTTGATGTTGTAGGTGGTCCGCCGCCTGTATAATTATAATTTGAAAATAGTAATTGAATTTGTATTGTAGCTCCTGCTATTAAATTTGATGCATAACTTGGTAGGACTAAAGAAGAAAAATCTATTCTTAAAGTAGAAAGAGGTACACTATTAATTGTATTTATAGTGTAAACAGAATTTTCACCACTTGAAATTAAAGTTTTTGACGATACTTCTTCTTCAAGTAATTTTGCTTCATATGTAAGTTGCAATGGTTGTCCATTAGCAGACACTAAGTCATATCCTTCAATGTAATTTCCATACATCAATCTATTGCCCATAAGCGTTTGAGCTTGAGCAAACCTTGGGACATTATCATACAACCTTAATAATTCAGCTTCAGGTAAAACAGTAAATATTTTGCTATTGTCAAATATAAAAGTTTGATATGAATTATTTGGAATACCTAAATCTGCCTTATTTTGTTTCTCAATTATTTTTATTATATTGCTTTCCGACTGCTTAAATAATAAGTCTATTCCTAAAACAAGAGAGTTTCCTGTATAATAAGTTACTTTACAAGCATTGTAGGCATTTATCATTCCCTCATTCAAATATGCCTCAATAGTTAATTGAAACCCATTTGGTGAAAAAGCAATGTCAGACCATTGAGATGTAGCTGAGTATTGACCATCTGCATATAAATATCTATAAGCAAATGATATAAACCTCTCTTCTAAAAAATTCTGTTCTCCCTGAGTATTTAATAATTCTACAGTTGGAGATTCTACAGGTGGTCTTTTAATTACAAGCAATGATTCTTCAAGTAGCGCTTGTCCTGTAGGACTTCCCGCATCAATAAATGGCATCCCTGATGGTATAGCATAACTACTAGTTACATTTATTAACCTTGGAGCATTATAGTTGTCTGTAAAAAATAATAAGTTTTCTATTTTGTTTACCCCTGTAATTAAATACTTAGGATTAAAGTTTAATGTTGTATCTATGTTACCTCCATCATTTATGGTAATAACATGATACGTTAAAGATAATGTAGTTGTATTAAATGAAACAATTAAATCAAGTTTTCCTGTGTCTAATGGAAAACTAGGGTCATGTACAAACCAATAAATGGTTTCTATTGAACCATCCTCATATGCACCAATACATCTAGCATCTACACTTAATAATGTATTTTTAAATTTTAAGGTTGTAAGTGAAAAATTTCCTTTTGTGTTTTCAATAACTCCAAATTCAGAATTTTCTGTTGAACCCATTCTGACATTCATTGCATCAATATACTCGCCATTAGGAACAACTCTCTCATCGAAAGTTTTGTTCATCTTACCTGCAGTAAAATTTCTAGTAAACTTTGGCATATTATTTTAACATTTTATCTAATCCCCTTAAATTCATTAAAAGTCTACCGGGATGAATATTGCTTATTCTTATTTTTGCATTTCTTAATAACGCCTGCTTATCCTTTTTGGCTCTTTGAACAATATACTCTTGAACGCCAAATTTAGAATTTAAAATCTCATATTTTACAAAAGCATAGACATATGCTTCAAATAGTTTGTTTACGGTAATTAAAGAATTATCACCATTCTCCATTCCATCAGAAACATATTCAAGAATACATAATCTCTCAGACATTCCTGAGTCAAAATTAATAACCCCTGATTTTTTATCTATTGAAAATGTAGGATTAGCATTTGCCGTTTCTGTATTTAAACCAAATCTTGCACCAATAGCATAATCAAAATACCAATTGCCATCAACATTCCAACCCATTTGACCATTAAATTGGTTTCCTGCATTTAAGTATATTGACTTCTTTGTTCCTGTAATTCTATCATAATCTATATTAGAATATTGAGGAGAAAGGGCATTGCCATTTTGGTCAAATAATATATTTGAAAGATTATCTTGAAGATATGCTTTTGATGAAAGTGTTTGAATATTTTCGCTTAGTGGTCTTAATAAACCATTTTGATATACAGATATTCTTACCCAATTAACATAGTCAGAAGGCAAAATATATCTTAGTGTATTTGGAACATTTAACTCTAAAATTTTTATTTCTTTAAATGCATCATAGTTTAGTTCTTGAACTGCACGTTTTGCATGAAATAATATCTTATATCTTTCTTCATTGTTTACTAAAGAATGATTTCCTGAGTACATTAAAAGAAAGTTAGTTACAATATCAGCTAAACTAACATATTGGTACGAACCCCAATTTAAGTCATCGGGATTGTTTCCATTATTCTCATAATATTCATACTGTGATATATATGCCATGTTTTATATATTATGGTATTTGTGCATTGTTCTCCATCTCTTCTTGCTTTCCAAATTGAGCAACTAATGTTTCTCTAATTGATATACCACAATACTGAAGTATCTTAACAACTAATGAAGTTTCATTTTGCATTCCTATTTCAAAATCTTGATAATCAGGTTGTGATTGGTTAAAAATAGGCTCACCATTTGCTAAAGAAGTAAATGTCCATTTAGGTACTTTAGGATATCTAAAGTAAGTTGCTTCAACTTGTAATGGTAAGTTTATAATACTTGATGGATAAAAAGTTATTAAGTCACCTGTTTGAGTATATGCAGGATAGTTAACAGATGGCGATGTAATAGGCGACATATTTAATAATGTTATCTTTCCTGCTGTAACTTTTTCCGCTTCATTTTGAACTGAAGTATCAACAATCCTATAAGATTGAGGCACTAATGTAAATATATTTGCAGAAAGACCTAGTATTGTAGCACTTACAGATGTTACTGTAGCTGTTACCATTGGAGCAACTGAAGTATTAGTTACAATATCTCCAACTGAAACTCCTGCTAAAGAAAAATTAGCTAATGAATCTATTAATTGTGATGCAACAACAGATGTGTTTACACCACTTGTGAGTATTTTAGAGTAGCACAATACTTTATTTATTAAATACTCTTCATCTCCTGTAGTTGTTAAAGATGGAAGGTAATATGTATTTGATAAATTAGTAGTTACTGATGTGTTTGTCAATGAATTTGTTACTATAAACTCTTCCGCTTGTTCAGCAAAAGATTTTCCAAAATCGGCATAATCTGTTCCTGATGCTCTCGCATTTTCTTTGTTTATAATTGTATTGTAATCAGAAAAATATTTCATAAATAATTCTAATTGTGCTTGTTGGGCATACAAATTAAAATCAGATGGAGAAATATATCCGTAGTTATTTTTATTTAAAATAGCAATTACAGTATTCCTTACAGAGTTTATCATACTACAAAGATAATAAAAAAAAAGGCACTCTATTAAAGTGCCTCTTTGTTTTTAAATTAATTAATATTACGCTACACCAATATTTGATACTGCATAAGGTAAATTTTCAACAGTGTATAAAACATTTGTCCATGATGTTGTCAAAGCAGCAACAACTGCATTTTGAATTGCATCACGCATAGTTTCATCACCTGCTCCTGCTGTAGCATGTGTAATTGTAACAACGTCACTAGCTATACTTGCCTTGTAGTGTATGTGAACAGTTGATGTTGTCTCTTGCTCAATTAATACAATACCTGTTGCAGATACTAATTGATTCTGCTCGTTTGTTACCGGGATACTTAAAAATTTTTCCATTGTTTAAAAAGTTTAAATGGTTAATAAAGTACAAATATAGCAATTATTTTAGACTTATTTCTAAGAACTTTAAAACCTCAAGACCATCATCTGACTTCAAGAACAAAGCAACTGTTTCATAAGGGTCTTCACCAAATGGTATGCCCATCATTTTCTTTTTATTGCTCTTTGTATTAAACCATACTTCTCTTTGTCCATTCCTAAATTGCAATAAATTATGAGCAAAAAATAATTGCACGTTTGATTGTAATTTAAGTAAAGGGTCATTAAGTATTTCTAAAAATGACCTAGGTTCTTTTTTAGCATATATTAATACATCTCTACGCAACTCTGCAGTTGATACGTTTGTAACATCTTTTTGAAACATTACTCTACTTACTACTTCAAGTTGCTCAATGCTTAATTGTCTTGCTTCAATCAATGCGTCTACTTCAAAGTTTAAATCTTCAACTTCTTTTGCAGCATCAACTGTTTTGTTTACTTCTATAAAAGCATTTCCATTTAATGGATGATAATGTAGGAATTGTTGTAGAACAGGATTTGTTCGTGGAACAGTTAAAAACCCATCATCAAAGATTATTGGTTCAAGAAGAAAGTTTCCGTCTTGCTCATCTTCAAATGGTGATTTTTGATTTCTTGCATATCGCAAAGGCCTGTTAATGTTTTGTTCTTCATCAAAATAAAGAAGTGGGTATCTAGATGTGTTTCTAGATGGCAACGTAAAAGATATTGGCGTTGCATTGCTTTTTAATTTGTAGGTCTTATCTACTGATGTTGTGTTTGTTTTCATTTTATTTAATTTAAGTTGTTACTAAAAAAAATAGAGAGGGACACTGATGTCCCTCTCTTTATTTAATCATTTGTTATTATGCTCCGTAACGGAATAATACAAAGTTATTCGCACCTAAAGTACAAACAGCACGCTCAGATAAGAAGTTAACTTCCATTGCATCTAAGTCACTAGTTTGAGCACCTCCGGCTGAACCTGTAATCCAAGTCTTATATTTTCTATCTTCTGCTTCAGAAGCACGATATCTAACATGTAAGAAAGGTCGCTTTGCATTTTTACCCATAACTTGGTCATATACATTAGTTGAACCTGCAGGAACTAAAAGTCCTGTAATGTTTCCTGATGCAGTTGCACCTGTAGGCATAGAACCACGCATTGTTGGGTCATTTAAGTATTTCCAATCAGTCTTGTAGAAATCATAACCTCTTCGGAATCCTGTAAATCCTAAGTTTAAAGCCATGTCTTTGTCATTGTCAAATAGACCATAAGAAGTACCACCTACTCCATAAGAGTTTTGTGCTGCTAACATATCGTCAATGTCAAATCCAAAATCACGATTAACAAATAGTACGTTTTCTTCAATAGCACCTTGCTTATCTAAACGAGATATAACAGTGTCCCAATCAGAAAGAGTTGTTGGATTACCACCACCCCATACATTTCCACGGTCATTTACTACATAGAAAACACCCTCAGAACCTTTATTACCGGCTGAAGTATATGTTGTTTGTAGTGCAACACCTGAAGCTGCACCCGCAGGAACTGCTTCTACCATTGCTGTTTCAAGATAGTCCTCAAAACGTAAACGAGTTTCATGCTCTGATTTCAAGTACCAAAGGTATCCTGAAGCACCATTCTCAGTAGTTACTTCAACCCAACCAATTTGAGCCATGTCTGAACCATTTACTGCATACTTATCTTTGATGATAATTGGTGAATTTGAGAAAATAGTATCTTCAGCCTCTAAAGAACCTGTCATTCCTGCAGTTCCTTTTTTAAATTCTGAACCATATACCCAAATAGAACAAGTAGAAGAAGCACCAAATGCTTGACCACCTTGCTCGTAATAAGCAACTGTAATAGTAAATGTAGGGTTAGTGCCTGCAGGAGCAACAATAACAATTCCTTTGTTTGACAATCCCGTAGCATTATCATAAATCATAACTGTTTGACCTAAGCGAATTGCAATTTGATTACCCGCTTGAATTACACCCGCTCCTGTTGTAGGAGTTGTAATAGTAAAGACAGAAGTAGTTGCAGCAGCTGCTGCAGTTGCAACACAGTTTGTATACTTAGTGTGTAGACGACCTTGCTCTGCCCATTTAATCATGTCTGAGTTTGACGGCATCTCTGCTCCTACCATACGCAAGAATGAAGATACTGTACGATTACCATAACGCTCAAATTCTTTCTCATAAGTATCAGGAAGATACTGAGTTAAAAAGTTGAAGTTAGTAATGTAGTTTGTTGATAATGGAACTTGCTCCGAACTAGGAGTAAGACCAAAAGTTGGTGTTGATAATATTGACATTTTTTTTTGTTTTAGTTTTTAAATTCTTTTCATACTTCTAATTTTTAGTCCGTTTCCGGAGTCAGGGCTTAGAGACTTGACCTGTACGCCTTCGATTCTTGAACCTGCTTCAGATACTTTACGCTCAGACATGTTTATGTTTTTTATCTTACGCGTAACATCATCCGTTGCATCAGCTTGTCCTTGTTCATAAAAGAACTTAGCAAACTTTTCAGGGTTCATTGCCATAGCTAACGATTTGTGATATCCCTCTGCGTCTTTCATTAAACCATTCTCATCTAAAAACTTATTAATAAAGTTTTGTGGTGATGAATGATTTTTTTTAATCTCGCTTAGATTACCGGGAGAAAATGAAAATTTCTTGTCGTTTATGTTGAAATCAAAACCTTTGAAATCATCGTTCAAAACTTCATTTGTCTTTTGGTCGAACCATTCTCGCTTGCGCTTGTTTGATTCATCAATAGTCGCTGCTTCCTTTGTGTATTGTTTGTATGCCTCGAACACTTCCTTCTCTTCATCCGGAACATCTAAACCTCTTGACTCAAGGGGTGCAGAGTATTGTTCTTTCTGTTGATTGAAGTACTTCTTAGCTTCTCCAATAGCCTTTTTCTTTGCAATCTTTGTTTTCTTAATAAAAGAATCATCATCTAAATCTTCATCGAAATAATAATCTTCCATTAATGCATCTATATCATCTGAATCCAAATCTGAATTTGTAGAATGTAGATATTGCTTTAATAGGTCATCAGAATCCATATTGTCAAAATCCTTATTTAACTTTATGTAATCTTCAAACCCTCTTCCTGTGTCCTTCTTATATTTCATATAAGCAGCAACATCGGAAGGAATTTCTTCTGTGATATTTCTTTCAGCCATTAATTCATCAAATGAACTAATTTCTTTATTATATCTTTTTCCAATATATGAAAGAACTCTTTCTTCGCTTAATTCATCTTCAGGTTGAAACTCTTGTTCCTGTTCTTGTTCTTGTTCTTGCTCTTGCGGTTCAAAATTATTATCTGTTGATAATGACTCTTCGTGTCTTGCAAGTAATTCTTCTTCTATTTGAGCAACTCCTTTTTCTTCTGCTCCGTCTAGCAATCTAACTTTCATTTCCATTTTATTTGATTTTATTTTTTACAAAGTTATATAAAAAAATTTAATATTTAGCGAGGTGAAAATTCCCCCATATCAAATCCATCTAAACTATCTTCATTTGACTCAAAAACCATAGGTTTGCTTTGAGGGACATTAAATCCGTCTAAATCATCTTCACTGTTTTGGAAGTCTATAGGAGATAAATTATTCTTTCTTTGATTTATCAACTTTGATTGCTCAGTATTTTGTTGGCTTATTCTTTTTGCTTTAGCATCTTCTCTCTCATTCTCTCTAGTCTTCAAGTTGTTTTGCTGTAAGCCACCTAATTGCATATTATAGTCAAACTCTACTGCCATTAATTCTTTTTTGAGTTGAGCTTCTGCTGTTAATTGCTGAATACTAAATTGAACCTCCGCTTGTTTTAATTTTAACTTAGCATCAGATTCCATTTGTATTTTTTGAATAGCAGTCTGCATTGCCATTTCTTGAGACTTTAATTGCTGCTGCGCTTGCATTGCTTGCATCTGCATTTTATTTTGGTCTTCTCTATCTTGCTTCTGACTTCTTTTCATCTTCAACAATTGATTTGCAAGTTTGAGATTTCTCAACTCTCGAATATCAATAGCATCTTCAAGATTTATATCGCCCTTAGATAAAGCCATTTGTATGTTTGCTTCAAGCTGTGCTTTTTGTTCTTCATCAGGAGATACTTCAATAAAAATTCCAAAGTCATAAATATATAAATCAGAAATATCATTTAATATTGATACATTATATTTTCCAATTTTATTTGCAAAATCATCTTTGAAGTCAGCATACTCTAATATATCTCCTACTCTATAAGTTAATGCTTCTGCTAAACTTCTATAGATATATAGACCACCTTCAAGTATATGTCTTGTTGCTGTATTTGAATTTAATGCTGCTAATTTTTGAACTCCCACTAATGAATTAGGGTCAGGCGTACTGCCATCTCTTGCTTCATTCAGTCCCGTTACAGACCTAATCATATCCATATAATGGTTATAATTAGATATTAACATTTGAGTTTTGCTCAATCCTGAATTTGAAGTTAATTGAGTAATAGGAACTTTTGCATTGTTGAAGTCACCCTCTTGAGTATAACTTCTTCCAATAACACTACCCGTTTGAAAGTACAGTCTTAATGCATCTTCAGGGTTGTATGCAGCACCTGTACCCAAGTCTACTTCATTTAATCCGTCAGCGTCAATAAAGACACCATCAGGGACAACTCTTGCAATTACTTGTTGTAGCTTTAAGTGTGTTATTTGTATTAAATCAGTAAATGGTATCATTCGTCTAACTAAAGACTCTATATTACCCTTATACATACGAGGGGCATTAGCAACGTAATTTGGTAGTGCATGTTGAGATGATGATTTAGGGCGGACCATATTTTGAGCCATTTCCCACTTAATGATAATGTTTGTTCCCATTACCATTACACCATCATACCAAACATCAATGGTCTTTTCAATTTTAACAAAATTGTTTTCCTCCATCATTTCAGTAGGAGGATTAAAGGTGTCATCTTTTTCAATAACCCTTGAACCACCGCCTTCAAGTAATTTCTTTTTGTATACTACTTTCTTTGTTGTTTTATAATTAAAATAAAGTAGCGTACAAGTATCTTGAGAAAATAAACTATTCTCGTAAAATTGAGATACATTATAATAGTCATACCAACCTTGACTGCTTTTAGATATTCTCTCTAACTCTTCTTTTTTTAATGTAGGTTTAATTTTTAATAGCTCTGTAATCGGAAGTGTTTTAATTTCACCCCAATAAAAACAATCATCAAAAGTCGGTGACTCAGTATAACTATAAACAACATTAGCAGGGTCTACATATGAAACGTTTACACCCGAACCTAAAAGAAATTCGTGTTTTGCTATACCAATTCCTATTACCGTTAAGTCGTAGTCTATTCTTTTTCTAGTATCTTGATAATGGTTTTCATCAAAGATTGTATTAATAGCTTCTTCCTCAGCAATCTCAATAGCAGGTTTGTAATTTAACTGCATATAAAGCATTAACTCCTCATCTGATTTAGGTAAATCTTCAGGGGGCATAATGAATGGATTGACTCCTGTTTTTTGTTGAATAACTTCAAGTGGAGCTTTTGCTACCATTTGTCCTTCAACCATATCTTGGAATCTGCTTCTTTTTTGTTGCGACATTGCGTCTTGTGAGTATGCCTTAACTTTAAATAGTCTATCTGACATACCATTAACTACAATATCTACAAACTTTGGAAGAATAGGAACAGGTGTCCAATCTAAATTTAAGTAAGATAAGTCGCCATCAATCGCTAATTCATTTTTGTATTTTGCAATAGACTGTTCTCCACGAGCATACAGTCTGAGTCTATGGAAATCTCTCCATTGATTATAAAATCTACAAGACCCGCCATCCTTTCTAAACCATTCATATTGAATAGCTTGTCCAACTTGAAGGCCAAATTTTTCTGTTGCTTTTTCGCTGTCTGTTGCTAACTGACTTGGGAAGGAAGCAGATGTTATGTCTATTATCGTATCTTTCATTCAATTAATTGACTTGTATTTCCATCATTACTATATCTTGCAAAGTTAATGCTAATTTTTGATTCTTTTTTCTCCGGTATGTATATATGTTTTTGATTAGCCATTATAGCTAATCCCGAGCTAATTGAAGCGTCAAATTTAGTTCTATCGTTTATATCAAATTTAGCCCAATCTTCTAGTGTTCTTGTAAAAGGCATTGTGCCTATTTCATCTGAATCCCTGTAGTTACCTGCTAAGTCCATTCCTATAAATTTCTCTATATAAGACTCAATAGCAGACGCGTGTGATTGCTTTACATCTTCAGATGAGTTTGGTATACCACCAAGTTCACGTTCTGTCTTAGACAACTTATTATATAACTTATCAGGTCTGTTTAAACAAAATCCTCTATACCCTCTATTTTTAAAATGATATAGTAGCCTTGGTTTATTGTTTTCTATTAGTATAGGCATACCATAAAAAATACAAGCCATTAATACTTCTTCAAAAAATATCTCCGCAGTTTGCGGTCTTGCAATATACTCTAAAAAAAATTCATTTACAGGAGCTTCATCCATATGGAATTTTGTCATGCCATGTAACGATCCGTTTGAACCCCTACCACCTACTACGGCAGATATGTCATATGAGTCACATCCAAATGACCCTATATGTTCATTGCCGGGATGAGCAGTGCCATTTCTATTATATAAATTGTTCTGTATTGATTTGCTTGGAATCCAACTTACAGAGAATCTTCCCCTAGAGTCAGGTGTCCATACAACCTTTGAGTCTTGTATGCCATCTCTCCAATGGAAGCTACCACGAGTGGTGTGGTGTTCTTTTATTGTTGAATCATTGTAATCAATTTGCTGATATATCTTTGTTAGATTAAATATCGATTGTTTACTTTCATCCCTAAAAGCGTGAGATTCTGTTCTTGGAAACTGACGGTAAAATTCATTTAATGCGTCAGCATCACTCTTTAACGAATCAACTTCCGCTTCCCAATAATCAATAGCACCATTCTTTATTAATATCTTATCTACTCCTAGTATTGGTTCTTCAGGAGCATTAAATACAGGCATACCATATAAGTCAATGAACCCTTCCATATTCCATTCCATAGGAATAAACAATGAGTACAGTCCACTTTTAGTTTGTCCGTTTGCATTTCTATGTAGTACCGAAGAATCTTCATAGATATCTTTAAAGTTACTACCACCTTTTGATAAAGCATTTGAGGTTGAACCCATCATGCACTTACCAATAATCTTAGAACCCAATCTAAGACAAGTTTTAGTTACTCGCCAATTTTCTTTAATGTTATTTGGTCGTAGCCATTTTCCACTCTCGTCATGAGCTAAGAACAATAACTTTTCTCCGTCATAAGAGTTGTCTTCTGTATTCTTCCAATCTATTGATGTATCTAACCCCTCAATGCTATCTTCCTCAGAATTATACATATTCTTTTTTGTAATCTTTGATGCAGGTATACGGAAAGACAACTCAGTTTTAGGTTTGTCCATACCATCCATAATTGGCTTAAAGAAAAATGGAAGCCTACTATTAATTGGAACAACTTTATCTGTAAACATTTTTTTAGCATCCGCTCCTGTTTTAGATAGTATTCCAACCCTTGAATCTCTTGCAAGAGTTCCAACATTAATACATTCAGAAGATGCCATAAAAGAAAATCCTGAACGTCTTATCTTTAGGTATATCATTCCAAACGACCTATTGTCAGCACGACACGCTTCCCAATAAATCCAATATATTCTATTTGCTTCTCGAAAGTCAGGATATCCAACGTCAATGCTTGCCCATTGTAAGTACATATAATGAGAACCTGTAATATACGTTGGCTCTCCATTGTTCATAAACCAAAAGCCACGCTCTCTATAATCAAATTCATTCTCAATGTAGTCTACCAATCTATCTTTAAATTGTGATGGCATTTCATTCCAATGGAAAATTGATTGTATCTTTGATAGCTCTCTTGGTAAGTCTTCTCTCTGCCAATACTGCTCAGATTTTTTATCGCTTCTTTTATATACCTTTTCAGGCACGGGAGGAAGTCCTATATTTAACCCTGATATATTTACTATTTGACCTACCTGTCCATTTTTAGATATAACAACTATGTCGTACTTGTCATCATAGCCATATATCCAAGACCTTGCCCTATTTTTATTGGACAGTATAGATGGTGATACAAAATCTTTTTGTATACTATATAAGTTATTTTGAACGTCTTTCCGCAAACCCTTGTTTAGTATCTGTTTTACTTACTCCCTTCTCTAAAGCCTCAAGACCTTCTCTTTCTAGTTCTATTCTATTTAGTATCTCAAAGGCATCAAATATTGCTAACTTTTTTGTCATAGCAGCATTCTTTAATCTATCTGCAGCCAACTCGTCATCAGAATCTTTTTTAATAATATTTTCTTCTGCGACTTTTATTAACTGCTCAACCGCCTTGTGACCTGCTGCAATAATTTTTAGCTTTATTTCTTTTGTGTCCATTATATTTGTTTTAAGAATATAACCTGAATTAATCTCGCTGATTCTTCATCTCCAAAGTTCTCTAATATATTCCTTGAGTGTGGAGATTCCGAACTAAAAGCAATCATTCTATTAAACTTAGAGTATAATACAAACAATGGTTTTTTATCTTCATCATATATTGTAGTGCCATCTTCATTTGGCTTCTCTTTATTTAAGTACAATATACAGGTTATATCTCCCATCATTTCATCTGTATGTATGAAATTGGGTTCTTCTTGATTTAAGGGTGACTTTCTAACAAAATTCCAATTAACTGCATATCCCGGAAAAGCTGAAAGCATATACTTTGCAAACTCGTCATCAGGATTTCTGAATTGGATATTTTTAAATTTATTTTCTCCTGCATCCTCAATATCCCTAAACTCATTGTTCTTTATTTGCTCAAGGTATTCATTTGGATTTTTAATTACATTGTCTAAAGTTAATAAATGCATATTAATTTAATTTTATTGTTATTTGATTGTCTATTATCCTGTACATTTTTATATCGTCAATAGTAAACTCATATTCGCTGTCGGGTGAAAAGCATACTATATCTCCCTTGTTTATTCCTTTACTAATTAAGTAGTCATTTGGATATAACATCTCACCCATTAAAGGCTCATCACTAAATGGTTTCTTTATATAAGAGTCAATAGCATCTATTGGCTTAACAAAACAATACTTGTCGTAAGAATACCATACATCATCCTTTTTATACATATAAAATTGGTCGGGTTCAATGAAGAACTTGTCGTCTTTAAAAAAACTTTTACCACTCTTTTGATTTCCCTTCATGTCATAATAGTACTTAAATACATTATGATGAACAAGCAATGTGTCGCCTGAAGATATCGGGCCTTTGTATCCTAATGGAACTTCTATCACCTTAGCAAATCTATTTGAAGATATATAGTCTTCTTCAGATGTACTTGTAATAACTTCTAGTCCACTAATGGTTTTTGTATTGTTGTACCTCTTATTTATTAAAGATTCAACAATAAAATAAAATGGGGATTTCATTAATAAAATATATTGTATTCAATAGAGATTGGAATAGTTTGTGTAAATTCTTTCCATAAAAGAATTTCATTTGATTCATTTATAATAAATATTTTTATAGATTGGGTAATGTCTTCAAGTTTAATTAAATGTATTTCATACGTTTCATTTAAAACTTTTTGACCTACAATGTAATGCATTGCGCCTCCTTTATAATCAGGACCTACTGAAATTTTTCTTATTTCCATAATTATATATTAGTTATTCTAATCGGAAGACTACGCCACCCACTAGATTTTAATGCAACTAGAATAGAAGCACTAGAAAAAAACGTATGATAATACGCAGTGGCGTTATCGTACTCCGTAGAACTCCAATAACTAAGTTCAGCTATTGGAGGAAATCCACTTGCTATTCTTGATTTATTAATTTGTGTTAATGAATTATAAATCATATTTAATTCCCATATTGAAGGTAAATACCAATCACTATAACCATTTAATACTAAAGTTTCACAGTTTGCTGCCGCATATGAACCAACTCCTGCTTGATTAGTTATGAAACTTGTATTTGACTCACCAAAAACAAAATTTTGTGCTCCGGGAGTACTAATAAGCTGATACGCAGGAAGAGTCCATAAACTAGAAGATATAAACTCTCCTACAATAAGAACTTTTTTAGAACTTCCTTCTATCCATTGTGCTACTATCCAACCTCCTTGATAAAACTTACCTATATTAGAAGTACCATTAAGCCCCGTTAATCCTTGTGGTCCAATTGGACCTGTAGAACCTGTAGGGCCTACAACTCCTTGTGGGCCTTGTGGACCTATAATGCCTGCTATTCCTTGTGGTCCTTGAGGTCCTGTTGCTCCTTGAATGCCTTGAACGCCCACAACTCCTTGTAAGCCTTGTATACCGGAAGTGCCTGTAGCGCCTACGCTACCTTGTAAACCTATAACTCCTTGAATGCCTTGTGTACCAATTATTCCTTGTAGGCCTGTAAGTCCAATTGGCCCTTGTGGTCCTATTACTCCTGTTGCACCTATTGCTCCTGTTGTTCCCGTTAAACCCATTGGTCCTTGAGGTCCTGTAATTCCTGCACTACCTTGTATTCCTGTTGGACCTGCTATTGTACTTGTAGCGCCTGTAGAGCCTATAGGACCTATTGCTCCGTTTGCACCTATCATTGTTAATTCAGCCCAATGTGCAGTATCTAAAACAGGATTTGTTCCTATAGGTCCAACATTATTATAACAAAAATAACTAGAACCTAAATATTCAACAGCATCATCAATAACATATACACCTGCGGCGCTCCAAGTACCTTGCCAATTTAATCCTTGAGGACCATTAGGGCCATTAGAGCCGGGAGTACCCTGTAAGCCTACAATTCCTTGTGGACCTTGAAGGCCTGTAGGGCCCGGTATTGTACCCGCAGGACCTGTTGGACCTGCTACTGTACTTGCAGGTCCCATTAACCCTGTAGGTCCTTGATTACCCTGTAACCCTATTACACCTACTACTGTACTTGTTGCGCCTATCACACCTATTATTCCCGGAATACCTTGTGTGCCCGGATTTCCTAATGGACCTGTTACTCCTGTTGTTCCTATTAAACCTACTAGGCCGGGGACTCCTTGTTTGCCCGAAACTCCCTGAACACCAACTGTTAAATTTGCAACACCTTGAGGACCTATTGGGCCTGTTAAACCTATTGGTCCTTGTGGTCCTTGTGGTCCTGTTGGGCCTATTGGAGCTGAAGGATTTACTGTGATTAATGATATTAAATCACTAATTAAAAAATTTTTAGTTTCATTTGTCATATATGAGTCTACATCAGTACCAATAAGCATATCACTTATAGTAGGCACTGCATTAACAATATATGTACTTATTTTTGGCATAATTAAATAGTAGATATTCTAACCGGTAAAGCATATGCTAAACCGGCCTTAGAGTAGGAGAATATAGCACCGGTATTAAAATCCTGCCCATATGCAGCGCTACTACCATTTTCTGTAGAACTCCAATATTGGGAAATTGATAAATCAAAATAAGGAGGAGGAAACCCACTTGCTGCCATTGACCTAGAAATTTGTACTGTTGAATTAAAAACCATATTTAATTCTCCTATTGAAGGTAAATACCAATCGGTATAGCCCCCCAATACTAAATCATTAGCAGATTGTGCTGCATAAAAACCGGCTCCTGCTTGAGCAACTATTGCTGTTGTGTTTGGATAACCATTATTCCGATTTGGTGCGGGAACAAGTGTCCCATAAAAAGAAGCGACAGTCCAATAAAGAGGAACTGCATTTTGCGGACTTACAATAAGAACTTTATTAACAGCCGCTATACCTACTCCTTCTACCCATTCCGCTGCTATCCAACCACCTCCATAATATTTACCTATACGATTTTGGCCATTAACACCCGTTGCTCCTGTTAATCCAACAGGACCTGTAGGACCTGTAGGACCTACAACTCCTTGAATTCCTTGTGCACCCGTTAATCCTTGTGGGCCTTGAGGGCCTGTTGCTCCTGTAACACCTATTACTCCTTGTGGGCCTATTGGGCCAATTTGACCTGTTGCTCCTTGTCCTCCTGTAGGGCCTGTAGGGCCTGTTGAACCTGTAGGTCCTATTGGGCCAATTGGACCTGTTTGTCCTTGTCCTCCTGTAGGGCCTGTTACTCCTATAGGGCCTGTAGTACCTGTTAAACCAATTGGACCTGTTAATCCAATTGGACCTACAACTCCTTGTGGGCCGGCAGGGCCGGCAGGGCCTGTAAGTCCTGTTGCTCCTACTATTGTACTTGCAGCTCCTGTTAATCCTATTGGACCTTGTGGTCCTGTAGGACCTTGATTTGCTAGTAAAGACCAATTTGTAGGGTCTAAAGAAGGGTTTGTAGGTGATGGTCCAACAGGGTTTATACAAAAATAACTAGCTCCACCAAATCCAACAGCATCATCAATAGCATATGTAGATAAGGGATTCCAAGTACTCTGCCAATTTAATCCTGCAGGGCTAATTGCTCCTTCAATTCCTTGAGTTCCTTGTGGACCCGCAACACCTTGAGGTCCTTGTGGGCCTGTTGCTCCTACTATTGTACTTGCAGCACCTGTTGCACCTGTAGGTCCTTGTGGGCCTGTTGGACCCGTAACACCTATTACTCCTTGTATTCCTGTAGGTCCTTGATTACCTTGTAATCCTATTGGACCTGTTAGACCTTGAACTCCTTGTGGACCTGCAACTCCTTGAAGACCTTGAGGTCCTGTGACACCTATTGGGCCTGTAAGACCTTGAACTCCTTGTGGACCTCCCGGACCTATAGGACCTTGTGGGCCTTGAACTCCCATAACTCCTTGTGGGCCTGTTGGGCCTGTAGCGCCTTGAATTCCTTGTGGGCCCGCCGGACCTGTAGGGCCTGTAGCACTTGGTATTAATGCTAGTAAATCACCAACCAAGAAATTTTTAGTTTCATCAGATGAATTTACATCAGTACCAATAAGCATATCACTTACGGTAGGTACTGTATTAATAACATATGTACTTATTTTTGCCATTTTTCCCTATTGTTTTTTTGTTATTTCTCCTGTCTCAATGTTTATTACAGCGTCTTCGCCGTATTTTTCCATTAGTATCTTTTCGTGTTTTGAGAAAGTATCCTTAATACTATCTATGTATTTTATTAAGCTTTGCTTCTGCAATTCTAAATCACCAAGATTCATTTTTGCTTTAGAAAAATCAGTATTCATTTCTTTAATGTTTTTTAATTCTTCTTCTGTTGCAAATATAATATCTTGGATATCATTGTTTTCTACTTTTTTCATTTTGTTTAATTTAAGTTAGTTACAAATGTAATGCTTTTTTAACAAATATTTTCCAAAGTAAGGAAATTAATACCCCTGCTAAAACTCCAATCCAAAATAAATTCCTTTTTGGTTGATTTTTTTTACCTTCTGCTTTAGCTTGAGCTTTCTCAACTATTCTATCTTTGTATATAGTTTTAATCTTTAACTTGTACTCTATTTTTTTTTCCTGTCTAGTCTTAGGGACATAAACAGTATTGTATTTAATAATAGTATCCTTAGTAGTTATAAACTTCTCCCATACTATAATGTCATTAATAATAACAGGTATGCTGTCTAATGTTGTTATTCTTATGGTATCTCCTGTTTGTTCACAGGTATATCCCTTCTTAATGGCTTTATTTAAATGATATTGCGCAGAGCAACCATACAACACAAATAATAATGTAAATACTCTAAACATGTTTTATTTTTTAAAGAAATTATTTGATTTATCACTTCTGTTTTTAGATTGTGATTGAGGTACTGTTTTGTTTTTAGAAACATGCGCATTGTCGATACCATCGTGGTTGCCACTTGTACCATTTTTTCTATTAATGCGCTCTAAGTCTCTTCGGTATTTTCTACGCTCTTCAGTGTCATGATACTTCATATCATACTTCACCTTCTTTTTTCTTGCTTCAGGATGTTCTTGATAATACTTTGCTGTCTTTGACTTTCCTGTCTTTGTGCCGGCTAAAAAATTTCTCATTTCCCTTGTCTTGAATAAGTTTTCTTGTAATTTTTACTTGACTTCAATTTAGAAGTTTTACTTTTTGCGTGTACGTTTGTACGCTTAACTTTAGGTTTAACCTTTTTTGTTATCTCTAATTTTATCTTAGCCATTATTCTTTTATTTCAAAGTGCATCCAATCATAGTTCTTCTCTCTACCCAAAGATATAAAACCATGCTTGTAGAATATATCTATCATTGCCTTATACTCAGGTCTTGCAAATCTTGCAGTTTTCG